GTCCCGGCAGGCAGTAAGAACGCACGAAGATAGGTCTCGCTCGCTGTCGGGGTGAAAGCGACGTTTTGGTAAGCGATGCGCAAAGTAGGACTGCGCGCGGCTGCCCACGTCTTCAATCTGCCCTCAAGCAGGGAGCGAATGATCTTATGGCTCATACCTGATTATTCCTGATGGCATCATCAACGATCTGCTGGAAGCGAGCCACGGTGATGCGAACCATGCCGCCTGGGGCTTGCTGTGAGTGCCCGAACTCCAAAGGAATGGCATAAGGCAGGTTGTTGATGAGGTAGGCAGTCTGCCCTGCAGTGAAGTCGCTGACGGCTGAAACCAGCGCGGCGATCGTCTCTTGCCCGCTCGGATCAACCTTATCAAACGTGACGTTTTCGACGACATCAATTGAAAGATGCCAGTTCGCACGGAACCGCCCGCCAACATAGCCTTCAGGCGCGACGATATCCATGCCATCGTTCAGCTTGCGGCCTGACTTTAGTCGTCCGGCCTTGGTCAAGTTCGCAGGGTCGCTGCGCAAGTCGCTGTTGTGATCGTCCACAGCTTTGTTGTACTGGCTCGCCACCGCGTTCTGCGCCCAGATCTCAGGATTCCCCACCGGTGACATGCGGATGACGCTGCTGCCGATCTCGATGATGATCTCGCGCAGACTGGAGTCGATGGCTTCCGTGGCTTGCTGGGCAAATTCGGCAAGACTCAGCGCAAAGCTTCCGGACTGGCCGGAGCCGGCGCGACTCACGACCGCACCTGCAATTCGTACAGAATCGGTGTGCCTGCTGGGTTGATCTCTTTCAGCGGTGGAACGATTGACCAGGTGCGACCTTGAGCGATTACCTTGTTCAGCAATCCCGGCGCCCATGCGAGCCCCTGCGCGGCGATCTTGAGCTTCTTGTCGCCCTGCTTGATGAGGCTGTTGTTCTGAAATTCTTGGCCGGTGAAGTCGATCAGCATGCCTTGGGCGGTCTGATCGATCACGGTGTCGGGTGGCGTGGAACCGGTCTCCGGATCGTACTCGCCGACGGTGGTCGCTCGGATAATCACGAGTTGGCCAAACTCCGTGATCATCTCCAGAGCCAACGCGGCCATTTCGTCGTAGAAGGCCATGGTGGCTCCGATTCAGTTATGCGCGGACGGCGAACAGGCCCCGCTTCTGTAGGTAGTCGGCAAACTGCGTGGCACTTGGCCGATCCGGCGCCGCCGGCAACAGTCGGCCGCTGGTGTTGGAGATCGTGGCGTACTCGCGAGTTACCGCCCCCTCGACTCGCTCCAGTGTCACCGCGCCCTTGCGCTTCTCGATCGGGTCGATATCGTCGGTGTAGATCTCGGCGGCCAGCGCCATCTGGCCGTACTGGATGCGCGCCGGTAGGTAGTTGTCAGGCTTGATCTCGCAATCCAGCTCAACGCCCCGACGCGGCCAGGCCAGTGCCTGATCACTGCTGGTCTTGCGCCCTTTCCAAGTCATGCCATCCATCGCCAAGGCGGCCCGGCGCAACAGCGCTTCCTGTGCCGGTACATCCGCAGGAATAGCCACGCCAAACTTGCCGGCGTAAATGATCAAGTCCGCGGCGCTTGCGTAGCTTTCGGCGTCAGGCTTGCTGGTGCCATCCTCGATGATGAGTGTCATGGATCAACTCGCTGGATTGAGCTTTGAATGATTGGCCGTCGGGTTACCGACAGCCAGCAGTATCACGCCTTGGCCAGATCAGCGACGAGCTTTTCCAAGGATTCTTTTGAGGCGTTCACGCGGTAGCTCACGCCGGCCTTATCGAGCGAAGCCTTCAGGGCTTCTACTTCCTGCCCTTCGCCCGCCCTCAACTCTGCGAGCTCGTTACGCAGCCTTTCATTTTCTGCCGCGAGCTCATCACGCGCATCGGCCAGATCCACCATCTGAAGGCGGATACCGTCGAGCGCCTGAAACAGTCGGATTGCGAGCTCGCCAGCTTCCGGTTTTTGAATCTCGCCGGCGTCGAGCCCATCAATGACAGTACGGATCGTATCGCTTTCGATCTGGAGCTTGCCAATCAACTCTTCCAGCACGACTTTGTCGTCGCCCGCTACAGCCACCACCAGAGGTGCCGCCACTTCCTTCAGCGTCACTTCGGGTGCTGACTCAGTTTCGCCTTCACGACTGTCCGTCACGTTGGCATCGACGATGATCAGGCCCGCCTTCTTGGCAATGGCCTTCACGTCATCCTCATAGCGGTGAAATGGGCCCGGCAGGTACCACACGTTGTTATCAGTCATCACTGTCACTCCGCTGAGCCAGGGCAAACGCCCCAGCTCAGATTGAAGGGTTACTTGGCGGCGTCACCGATCAGGGCGACACCGGCGGTGTCCTTGATGCTGGTGGCGGTCTTGTCCCAGTTGGTGCCGGTAGCCAGCGCCGCGCTGGTAGGCGACTTTCCGCCGTTGGCCACGTCCCAGGTGAAACCCTTCAGGCCCATGCCGAAGGAGTAGTCGACCTGAATGGTGGTTTCGATGCGGGTTTGACCGTTCGTGGTCTGGACGTTCGAGATGATGTCTCGGCTGTCGTGGACCAGTGCCGCACCAGCCGCGAGACTGAGGATGATTTCCTTGTTCGGGGTACCGGTCTGCATCAGCGCAGGGGCATCCGTCACGATGGAGGTCTTGCCGAGGATGTCGACCACGCGAACGTTGCCGGCCTCGAACAGGTTGCTGGCGTTGGCCAGACCTTGACCTACCAGCTTGTGCCAGGTGCTGCCCTGCATCACTTGGGCAACCAGACTCTGACTGGCATCGCCGAACTTGGCGTGCGAGTTGTTCAGGGCCGACTGGGTGATGCCAAGGGTGGCCGACACGTCGTTGGTTGCAGCGGCTTGGGCGGTGATCGCGGCAACCAAGGCAGCGATCGCGGTGTTCAGTTGATCCTTCAGCAGGATCTCGGCGAAGGCCTTGGAGGCGACTTCGATGCCCTGAACGGTTGGGCGTTGCAGCCAAGTCATTTGCGACGGTTCGTAACGCACCGGCCCGAAACCGCCAGCCACTTTGACCGTGGTGTTTTGCAGCTCGGTCAGGTCGACCGGAGTCACCGCGGCTTGCGCAGCGTAGCGGTTCACGCGGCGTTGAGCAGCGCCCAGGTTCTGGAAGAACGACTGCTGCAGGAAGTCGCCGGTGAAGCCATCAGGCGACAACACGATAGCGCCATTGCTCGCGGCGTTGAATGCTTCAAGCATTTGATCGAGGGTTTCCAGAGTCGCCGGCATGACGTACTCGTTGAAAACCTGCATTTGGGACAGGGACATGGATTATTCCTTTACTTGAGAGGGAGATCAGAGAAACGGGAGGCGATCGCCGCCGTACGCTCTGCTTTGGTACCGCCGATATTTCCTTTCGGGGCCCCGCCCCCACCACCTGCACCGCCGGCCCCGCCGCCTGATGCTTTGCTACCCGCGATCAGTGGCGCGAAGGCCACATCGTTTGCGAATTCTGCTTTCAGCTCATCCAGCGTTGCCGCCGAGAGCTTGCCCTGCTGGTCGAGAACGACCACAACAGGCTTCCCGTCGCGCTGCTCGACACTCAACCGGCGTTCGATGTGCGGCAAAAGGGCTTTTGCGCTGCCCGGGATTGCCAGAGCGGACGCGATGTCAGTAGCGGTACGGCCGACGGTCAGATCCCGGATCTGAGTGCTCAGCGTTCCACGCTCCTGCTCCAGCATGCCGTTCAGCTCAGCTTCGCGGCGGTTGTACTTGTCGGACCAGGACTTTTCGAGCTCTTCGACGTTGCCCGATTTGCGGGCAGCATCTTCTCGCTCCAACCGAGCCTGATCTTCAGCTTCTTTGCGGGCTTTCTCGGCGGCTTTCTTCTCACCGAGCAGCTCGTCGACCTTGGCTTTCAGGCCGGATACGTCTTCTGGTTGTGGCAGACCTTCAATGCCGAGTACGAACTTGCCGTCCTTCTCGGTGTAAAGAGCGCGCATGGCTTCGTCGACACCATCCAGGCTGTCCAGTTGGAATTTCAGCATTTGTTGTCTCCCAGAGACGTGGGTGCAGGCCCTGCCTGCAGGCATAAAAAAACCCGCCGAAGCGGGTTTGATGTAGTAAGTATTAGTCAGAGGCCTAACGCGACTTCTAAGCGCACCGCCTTTCGGCTCTCTTCGCTCATTTGATTGACCTCCAAAGCCCTTGCCATGGGTGAGTCTGCCGCAGCGATATGCTCACTGATTTCAGGGTTGTAGCTCAGCGATTTCTCCAGCGCTCTGTAGAAATCACCATCGCCGATAATGACCTTGAGTCTGTCGAGATGCTCAGCAGGGGATAATCCTGCCATGCTGGCCTTAGCGGCGGCTTTGAAAATAGAACTGATTGTTTGCAAGAGCTATACCTCGATGTTTAAAGGGACAATCCTGCCCTTTCAAATGCCAATGGTTCAAGCTTCTTCATTTGCTCAAGAGTCAGTGGTTTGAAATTACGATCAAGCTGCAGTTCCGAGAATCGCTCAATCGTCAGGCCGCCTTCACGGAACAGCTTCGCGCGGACAGGGCCAATGACCTTGTCCTGAAACGCTGCCGGCTGCTGCTTGAGCCAGTCGTAATAGCTGAGGTCTGCCCTCACCTGCTGGGGCCCATCATCGCCGATGGATGCCCGAGTGGCGTCCTTGGCGAACAGAGCGCTGAAGCGGGTCACCGCCACCACCGTCGAGCGGCAGTTGATGTGAATTGGCGGCCTCGGGCCCTCGGTCAATTTGAACCGGCGCTTATCGAGTGTCCGGCACTGACTGGTGGTCTTCGTGTCCAGCGTGCTGACCCACTCCACCGCCTGCACGACATCGGAGTTCTCTTTCAGCGTCTCCATGCGCGCCTGGGTGGCGACGTGCTGCACGGCAGTTCGCACTACCGCGCCGGCGTTCCGGTTGGTCGTGGCCAGGGTCCCGTCGTTGTACTGGAGCGCTTTGGTCCCGCGGATGTTCTTGATGATCTGGAAGTTGGTCTGGCCTTCGAAGAAGCCCTGCCGGATCGCGCCCATGAGGCGATGCCGCTCGGTGGCGGTGAAGCCATCAATGAACGACTTAAGCAGCTTGCCGCCGTCCGCGCCGCGCACGCTGAGCGGGTTGGTAAGTATTGCAGCCCTGATTGCAGCAGCACCTGGCACCGCCGCATCGAACGAGACGCCCACCGGTGCCGCGCGGGTCAGGCTGGTCGCTTCAAACTCGGCCTCGTAGTTGGCGATGTCGATTAGATCAAGGTTCAGCGTCTCGCTGTACCGGTCGAAGATGCCCAGAAGCAGGCTGTCGACCTCACTCAGCAGCCGCTCAAGCCTAGCGATTGTGTAATCCGTCAGGTCAGCCCGAGTCAGTCGCTCACGAATCGAGCGATCAATCTCCTTGAGGAAAGGTCCGAATTTGGCGACCTCCCCCGACTTCAGTTGCTCGAGGAAAACGGCGTGTCGAATCGTGGCATCAAGGATTGCTTGGTTTGCCGCCATTCGGGATTACCTCTTCGTCATCCAGATCAGGCCCGGGGTTCTCGGCCTCCAGCTCGTCGCGGATCTCGTCGTCGGTCTTCTCGGGATCAATCACCCCGCGATCACGCAAGTACTGCCAGAAATCGCCCGCCGGCAGCTTGCCGCCCTGCACTGCGTTGAACAGTGCAGTGAGGATCGTCGCGTCCAGAGTGATTTGGCTGAAATCCTGATTGAGTTTGTAGAGGGTTTCGCCCGTAGCGTTCACAAACTCAGCCATCCAGACCAGACACTGGCTGTAGGCCTCGCTGACGTTGCTCACCACAAGAGACAGAACGCTGTGTTCGGCGGCGCTGTCGTTGTCGGCCTGGGTTGCGGTCTTCACCGCACTGCCACGCTCGATCAGCCGGGCACCGAGGGACACCATGTCTTCTTTCTTGGCGTCCATCGCCTCTTTCACGAGCGTGTTCGGCTCAGGCTGGGCGAAACCGCACGATCCATTGGCCGGCAGCGTCAATGGCGCGCGGGAGCCAACGTAAATACCGTTCTCTTCCAGGTGATCGCGCCAAGCCTCGTCGAGGCCAGAAATCCAGAACTGAGGCTGCCCGGAAAACCACACCGAGTCTTCGTAGTCCGCGCTGTTGCAGTAATGCCCGATGTTGAGCACGGCCATGTCATACAGCGGAGAGTCGTCGATGCTGGTGTCGTTGTTCTCGCTGCCAAGGAACTGGAACGGGATGATCTTCCACGGAAGGCCCAGGCCATTGAGTGGCGTGAAAGGTGGAACGATCATGGATGTTTCGCTACTGCCCTCTTCCCAGACTTCCTGCGTGTAGAAGCCGGCCTCATCGAGACGAAGCACCCGGTACCGCACAACCTTTTCGCCGCCGAAGCCGTCGTCGGTGTCGATGTCCGCTTCTTCGCGCAGGACGACCAGGCTCAGTAGATGCTGACCACCGACCTTGCGAGTTTTCCAGTTCCTGATTGATTCGGCTGGGTAGCTGGCAACGCTCGCACGGGCTCGACCCGCCTGTTCGTCTGCTTTGCTCACGGTGCCGGCTACGACGGCGACGTAATCCACCAGCAGTCCGTGACGACCGACTTCGAGCAGATGCCCGATGACCGATTGCGACTGCTGATAGATGCTCACGCCCTGCCCGTCGATATCCTTCGACACATAATCCAGTGCGCCCGGGACAGTCAGTGTTGGCCAGGTGCGAAATACCGCACCCACCAGGCTGTTTTTCGTCCGCCCAGTGGCGTTGTAGAACACGGCACGCTGCTTGTAGCCCTTGTAGCGAGCGACGTTCTCAAGGCTGGTGTCGTGCTCGTTGGGCTTGGGCAGATAAACATCGCCTCGGGCCTTTACGGTTTCGGAGCCCTTGCACACGTCTCGCACCAGCCGCCAACGGGACTGTGCCGCGTCGTACTCCGGGCGGGTGTAGGTGACGTCTGCCATTAGCGTGCGAATCCCATTTTGATTGATTTGACCGGCTTCCTTGCGCTCTTGGCGACAGCGAAGTACCGGAATCCGTCGGAGCCGTGAGACGTCCAGTCGTGAAGCGGTTTGTCTTTCCAGCAACCGCGCTTGTCGTCCCATTCCTTGCGGTAGTTCTCGAGGCAGGCGATGCCCTTCTCGCACTTGGATTCATCGAACACGCATTTCGGCAGGATCTCGCGAGCCTGCTCGATGCCGTCATTGATGCCGAGCTTGGGGACGACCTGAAACGTCATGCAGTACTTCTGCCCGTCGATCTCGTAACCCTCACGGGCCAGTTCGCGGCGGGTCTTGGCATCGCTGCCGAACTCGCGGTTGTCGATGTCGTGCGGGCCCCAGTGCTCGGAATAGGTGTAACCCTTGTCCTTGAGCACCTTCATGTAATGCCGTAGGCCTTCGCCCGAGTTCTCGTAGTAATCGATGACGTGAAACTCTTCACCGACCTGTCGCACGAACCAGATGGCCGTGGAGTCGCCGACGCCGATGTCCCAAAAGGTCATCACCGGCAGATGGCTGTTGTTCGGTATCGCGCCGATGCGCTGCTGCGCGTAGAGCTTGGTCAGCTGCTGGGCGTAATAGGCGCCCTCGACTGACTGCTGGAAGGCTTCGACAGGAATTGACGGATATTCCCGCTTCATGTCGTCGCCGAGCGTCTTCTCCTTTGCCGCGTACCAGGCGCGCTGGCCATCGTTCGTGACGATCCCGTGCTTGGCGTGCAACTCGTTGAAGTAGTCGGTCAGGCGCTGCGGGATGACCACGTCAGTCGGATCAAGCCAATAGGTTTTGTTCTTCCACCAACTGAAGAAGAAGAATTTCCAGTCCAGCAAGCCCAGGGGCACGCCGGCCAACTGCTGGCGCTCTGCGCTTTGCGAGTAATCGAAGAAGTAGCCGGCCCGGCCCTCTGCCGTTGATTCGATCGTGACGAAACAGTCGGTGGCCACTGCCTCGAAGGCGCCGGTAACAATCTCACGGGCCTTGTGGGGAAACTTGGCGCAGATCTTCCCGAACTCGGACACATGCAGGTAGCGCAGCGTGCCGCCTCGGAATGAGGTGCTGACGTAGATCGAGCCGCCTTTGCTGAAAACCAGTTCGCCGGCGGCGTCGTTGCTCGCAGGGTTGGCAGCGCGAACCTCGGCCGGCAGGTTGTCGTAGGCGTACTTCACCTTCTCCCGGAACAGGCGCTTGGCGTCGTTCAGGGTATGAGCGATCAGCGCGCACTTGGCAGACTCGAAGAGCGCGGCGTCGAGTTGGATGATGCAGCACTCAGTTGTGAAACCGAGCTGCCGAGCCTTCAGGATGATGTTGCGCGTGTGCATCCCATCGAAGTACTCGATCTGCTCGTCCGTCATCCGGAAGCGGACCTTCTTGCCCGCCTTGTCCGTGATGAAGTAGAGATTGTTCAGCCTCCAACGCTTGTCCCGGAGCAGCTTCAAGTGCTCGGGCTTCATGTCAGGCTTCCTTCGATAGATCGTCCATCAGTTTCGAGAGTTCGTCGGCATCATCGCCACCAGCCTTGGTGTCGAGATCGTAGGCTTGGCGCTCCAAGGCAACCAGCGTCTTCAGTATTTCGGCCAATTCCTTCATGGTCTTGGTCCGGGATGGAAGCGCACCGATCTTGTTGGCCAGGGCCAGCATGTCAGCCATCGCCTCGCCGTCTTCGTGGTCGCCTTCCTTGAACTGCTTAATCAGCGTCTTGATCGTCCCCTGCTCATCGGTGAGCGATTCCAGTTCATCCAGCAGCTTGTTGGCCAGGCGCCGAGAGCGGCCAATGTCTGTCCGGTGGGCCATGCGGATGTCAGCAATGACCTCAGCATTCGCTTCTACGATTCCACGCTCGGTTGCCAGCGTCTCCGTGGAAACCTTGCTGGAAACCTCTCGTTTGGAAACCAGCGAATCGGCCTTTGCCTTGATCTTCGCTTTGAGGTCTCGCTCCCAGCTTTCAGCCTTTGCCCGCTTGTTGATTGCAGTGTGGGATACGCCACTTGCTGAGGCGATCTCGCGTACTGAGAGCAAACCAGCCCGGAAGAGCTGTTCAATGCGCTCCCAGTCGGGTTGCTTGGTTGTCATAGATTCACTCTGACGCTTGAAATAGTGGAGGGTTGTCGGTATTGGTGAGAATCAACTAACGCAAGGAGAGCAACATGTCTGAGCTGTTCAAGAATCTAAACAGAATAAATATGTCTGGCGGTGCTGGCTCGCCATTGAGCACTCGAGAAGCTGCTGTTGCTGCGGCCCTTGAGGTAATCGCCGGGGCAGTAAGCTCAGGAGCCCCGATCAATGTCGAATCAGAGATGAAAAGCCTTTCAAGCTATGCAGATCTTATTCAGGAAGCACTGAAGGTCAAAGCGGAGTGATCCAAACGTGCCGCACTCACCTGCGGCACACCTACCCAGGCATCCTCGTCGTCTCGCTTGCGCTTGGCAATGCGGGATAGCAACTACCGTGCCCTGTGGCTACGCAGCCATAAGCGCAGAAAGCCTCTTGATGTAGGCAGCGTATTGGGTATGGATTGCATCACTGGTTTGTCCAGTTAACACCTGAGATAGCTCCTCATTCTTCCAGAGCCCACCAGCTGTGATGTTCGCCGAGCCGACCATAGCGATGAATGACTCGTCCTTCCGGCCGTAGTAAAGCTTGGTGTGGAGGTAAGGAGTGTCCACGTTCGAGTGAGTGAGACCTGACCTTACCTGTAACGCCGCCACACAACCAACCTCGGCATGCGAAGTGTTGGTGTATACGGCAATTCTTGCCCCTCTAGAAATAGCCCTATCAATCATCGGGAGTATCTCGCCAAGGCCGCACATTTTCATCCAGCCGGAGCAAATGACGATATCGTCATATTGCTCAAGAATATTCTTCAAAATTGTTAGATGGGATTTGCTTTTCCGAACGTTGGTGACGATTTGCAAGACGCGCTCTCCTTTCGTGTCTCCTGATTCTACTTCGCCAAAGCAGCTAGATACGTATCTACTCAATCCTATTGTGTCACTCACGCGCGTAACGCAGTCGCGTAACGGAGCTTACGATTTTCGCCGATCTATCCCGCCCGGCGCTTTGTCGCAGCCTATGCAGTGCTCGCAGTTCAGCGTTCGACAAAGCCAGGCTTTAACCGGCTGCCAGTACGTGACCATGAAGATGTGACGGACACCGGCTAATGCCAGGGAAACATGCAGGGTCAGCCCGGCAGTGGTCGGGCCAAAGAAGATGTTCTGGCTCCGAACCATCACCACGAAACCGCTGATGGCGATCGTCGAATAGATCAGCTTTCCGAGGATTCCGTCCCTCACCTTCCCGCTCAGCACGCACCAGGTGGCCCACATCGAAATCAGGCCGACGGCGATAGAGTTGATCAATTCGTAATTCATGGTGGGTTGCCTCCCCCGAACCTTTGGCGGATGAACGCCCAGAGGTCAGCGGCTTTGATGGCTCGGGTGATTGCCGCGATAAGCGACCCGCCGAACGTTCCTAGCAGAAAGCCGATACCGGCAACGCTGCGAGGCTCGACCACGCCTAGGTAGGTGCTGACCAATCCCGTCAGGTAGTGGGCACAAGCGGCACCGGAGAAAATGAAGATCACCCAGGCCTTTCGATCAACCAGGTCGTCCCGGTGCCACCAACTCGCAGCGATCGCCCCCAACAATCCAGCGGTGAACCATGTATCCAGCCTGTCGAGCAGGCGGTAGAGAAGCTCCATGCGCTCGACTCCGTGGGCATGTCCGAAACGAAAAGGCCCCGCACATTGGCGAGGCCTTGAATGTTTGCGCAGTCTTTCCCGCTGTCCGCCAAAGACCTTCGCAGCGTCGACACCCTATTGCATCGATCTCGCTGTGTCAGTCTCGAGCCACCCAGAAAGCACTGTCAGAACTGGATGCTCGGGCTGCCGGTGTTTTGTCGTAGCACTGCACTTGCCGGCTTATCAGTGTCCAGGCCTTCCGTGAGGCTGCCCTGGCTACAGTGGATTTGAATCAGCTCCCGCAGCACTCCCAACTCAGAGCAGTGGTGTGGTGGGGCTGAAAACGAAAAAGCCCCGCACGATGGCGAGGCTTTGAAATTGGTCCCGCACGTGCGGGCAGTTGGCGTTGGTTGTTCTTGCCACTTACTTACGGCGGCGAGTAGCGCTTCAACTAGGTATAGGCGGCAAGGCCGTAGCTTGTCAAACGCCGTGGCCGAACAATCGCCTGATTGCACTGGTAGCTGCGCAATTCCTTACGATCATTTCGGTATTCGCATAACAAAAAGCCCAGCGCGATGGCTGGGCTCTGACGTCATTCTTGAATGGGGTGATCTGCTCGCAACTCCTGC